CTTGCGTGTCTTGGGTTACTTCCTCACTTTGGTTGGTGAGTTCGTCCATCTGAAATCTCTCCTTCGGCCATGGTTAGCCGTTTATTTGCCCAGTTTTTAGCCTTATGGCAGGGCATTAAAAAAGCACTCCGGAGAGTGCAGGGGTTGGCTAGCCTATCAACGCTAAATATTTAAATATTGTTTGTGAAATGCAGTCAACAGTGGCAAAGTCGCCATTATCTTCTGCTGTTTTTTGCGCTCTTTTAAGAATTTCTATCTGTAGTTGTATTTCATTTTTGTAATCCGGCATTTGGGTATCACCTCCTATCGGGAGACTGCTTGGGAGTGAACGGCGGGAATCGAACCCGCTTGACGGGGGCCACAATCCCGCGCTTCACCATTAAGCAACGCTCACGCTCAAACAGTCTCTTGTGTGGCAGGGCAATAAAAAAGCCGCTTGCGCGGCGGCGATTGGTTTGGTTATCTTACATAATTTAAGACCTTTGTCAGTATTTCGCATAATTCTAATGCCACTTCTTTATACTGTTTGCCCGTATAAATATCATTGTCTTTTATTTCTTTTATGTGTTGCTCTGTCTTTTGTACCATTTCGTTAATCTCTATCGCCCATAATGGCAATTTATCCATTACATTTACCCTCCTTAATTTTGGAGGGGGCCGGTGTTCTCCGGCAAAACCTCTGTTTTAACTGTCCACGTCCCACCCCTCGCATTTAGACAGTTATACTCCCTGGGTACCCGCCTGACCCATACATATAGTGCAAATATATTTTTATCAGGTCGGATCTCCAACCATAAGTAGGGCTATTGCCCTATGTTCAGCATAGGTGATCACCTGCCTTTAATGCGCGCAATCTCTCACCGATGCGCTCAAGTGCTTCAAACAACCACAACCAGGTATTGGTATTCATAAAAGCACCTCCTAGCAACTCTAACGCGTTAGTACAACCTTATACCCTCGCGCTCAGCACAAAGGTATCTGTAGTCAGCAATCCACTCTTTAAGCCATTGAATTAGCTTCATGACTCGCCTCCCTTGCTTGGCACAAAATCCCCGCTCATCCTCTGGATTGTATCCATGTTGAGCGCGGCAATCGCCAAAGCCTCATAATATGAATCCGCGTGGTGTATTGTCATGCTGGTTTGATCCTTCATCCGGAAGGTAACCACAAACGAATCTATGTCGTGGAAGTTTTCTTCCATCCAGTTAATAAGGCCGTTGACTGCGCCTGGGTAGATTCGCTTAACTTCTGGTGCTGTCTCATATTTGCAATCACATCCCCAACCGGTAAACCATCCGCTGCCATCCTCTAGTTCTATGTGAGTCTTGACCATAACTGCTTTACAATCGGGGCAAATAGGCTTATTGTTCACTTTATTTACCTCCTAATTCAAGTTATCCCATTCTTTGATTAACTGAATAATCAGTTTAACATTGATATTTACACGGTCTATGTGCTGTTCGAGTAAGGGACTTTGAAGTACAAGAAGTTGATTAATCTTTCTTAAGTGCCCTATCTGCTCAACCAGTATTTGAGAAAACTCTTTTTCTTGCTTTTCGATTTCAATACACGGCATTAATAATTACCTCCCTAACCTACCTTGTTGCGTACTATCTGCGCCACCTTTAAGGGTTCGTTGAGATTAGTTCCTGCGTAGTTGTCACACTTGGGATTAACGCACACCATAGTTAATTCTGAATAAATTTCTACGCTACCCACTTCGCTAGATAGCTTGCTGTTGGAAATCATTAACGGGTTGTTGCATTGAGGGCACTCCATCTATCCCACCTCCTACCATCATTGATGATTCCTGCTGAATTGCCGCCTGTAGCTCAGGCGATAGCTTGCTGACAAACTGCTCAAAAGCCTGCATCAGTTCTTGTTGCTTGTTCTGCATTTCCTGTTGCTCCACCTCGTCAATTAAGCCCTCTTTGTCGGGTATCAGGCCGTTATAAATGCGATTAAGGTACTGCTTAAAGGTGATTAGTTTTTGCTGTAGCAGGTTGTCCAAAGTCATTATACTGGCCTGCTCTGACCATTGGGTTGATGCTCCTACATCAATCTTGAGACTGAATGCAGTCTGCCCATACTGACTACCGTCAAACGGCACCTGCGCTATCTCGGTCTGCTGTGTCTCCGGATTGGTCTGCTCGACTGTCAGCATCCGGCTAACATTGTATTTGGTCAGCCAGAAGTCCATCCAGATTAAGCCAATATCCTCTTTGTACTGAGCAAACCGGCGCTTGTTGGTTGACAGTGGTAAGGCAGACGCTTTCTGCAGGGCTATAATCCCGGCTGCCGTCTTGGTTATTGAGTTATCGCCCAATGCCGTTTCGTTGGCCCCGGCCATGTCTTTTGTGGTCTGCACAAGCAAATCAAACAGGCTTTGCACCTGTGCCGGTAGTCCCTGAGGCTGCAGGAATTGCGCCGCACCTGACACTTCGCCATCGACCGGGATAGCCTTGGTTATGTCGTTAGTCCATGCGTCTATGCGATTGCGGTCATAGATCGCCTTGGGCCACGCCATGAGCATCGTCCAGAGTATCATCGTTGCCATGAGTTTATTTATGGCTATATTGTTGGGTATGAGTTCGGTAGCCTCTGCCTCGCCATGACAGCTATTCTTGCGCGGCGTCCATTGCAGGACTGCCACAGGATAGCGGTGTAAGCCAGTGTCCCAATCATCCCGGATGACTACATTGCGAGTGGATCTGCGAGCCCATATAGTACCATCCTCCACCCACATCTTGAGCAATACAGTACAATAACCGCCGCCCTCGCCTCTCTCGCTTGGCTCCTGCTTGGCTCTGTCTCCTGCCCTGTACTGGGTTTCGTCGTCGGGCATAATGCCTTGCGCTTCGTGCTCATCCATGCCGTTGGCAATAGCCTCAGCCTTTACGTCCTTAACTAACTTGCGGAATGACAGGATGATGTAAGGCTGTAAGGGTCCGTTTTTGTCGTTCGGCCTGGGGTCGTTGGTGTTGCCGGGGAAGTAGCAGACGTTATCAATAAGCTCCTCCGCCATATCTCCCTTGATTGGTGCGCCCATTTCGTTTAGTCCTGCATTTATGCTCTCGTCCCAGTAAAAGTAAGAGATTCCATCACCGGCCAATGCCGCATCGAATAGAGCCTGCTCGTCAAGCGAATCCTGCTTTAGACGTTCGCTGGTTGTCCTGCTGTAATCGGTGAGCAGCTTGGCTATCTTCTGCAACTCCATAATTTTGTTAGGGTTGGCAGGGTCATAGTTTGCTGAGTTCTCCGCGCTAAACTGCATGGTCAGCATATCGGACATGATCTGAGAGACTTTCCAGTTGACGATCCGCTTGGTCACGTTTAGCCGGACCTGCGGCAGTCCTCCGGTGTCTACTCCATCCCAATGATGGCCAGCATAGAATCGCTCGTTTCGGTCGGAGTTTTTGAATAGGTTGAGCTTATTTTTGTAGTCGATGCCCGCCAAATATTTCGACCAATCATCTGTGTACTCGTTATTCTGCAATTATGTCACCTCTTTTCGGGTAATGGAAAAGCACCCGATTGGGTGCGGGGGAAGAAGCTGATTGTATTTTATATTTCAAGGACTGCTTGTTTGCTGCGGTAGTCTGCTATCTCAAATGGCAGCATTTCGTCGTATCCGTAAAACAATAGTTTGATTTTACAAGAGTCAACGGCTACTTCCCCTGCCTCAAAATAGCACTCCCTTGCCGCCTTAATTGCATCTTCTGCCGTTGCCCCCATTCTCTCTCCTGCGATTGCGGCAATAGCTAAATATCTTGCTTGGTTTTCCTTCCATTCTCGTTCTTTTGCCCCATCATTTATAAACCACGGTTGATTGTTACTCATATAAATCCTCCTTATTCCTTCTCCGAAATTTCCCCCGTAAACGCCATCATACGTGCGTGACCGTCTAACATCTTATCAATAACAGACTCCGGCGCATCCTTCGCGGCCTCCGCCTCCCTGCGTTGCTCCATGATCTGTACAGGACTGCGGATAGGCTTAATAACCTTGGCCCCCTGGTTAAGCGCGAGGCCGTCGCGTAAACCGCAACGATACGCTAAAAACAGAGATGGGCATAAAAAAAGGACTGCTGCCAGTCCTGCGATAATGAGTGTTGTTTGCATTTATTTCACCTTCCTTGTAAAGCAAAATTAGTATAATTAAAAATCGTATACCCTATTATCAGGGTAACATCACGACAAGTATCGCCGCTTTTCTTTCTTGCTCCGTTATGGAATAGTTTTATTCTCGGACTATTCCCAACTTCTTTCCATGCTTTTTTATAATTTATAATAGAAAACTGCCTTGTTTCCCTGCTCCACCACTTTTGAAACAATATGTTCAACTCAATACCCTCCTTTAAAAAATCCCTCGGTTACCGTCCCGCCTATCGCCGGCTTTTGCTTCGGACTCTCCCACCAGTCGTCCTTGGGTTTGGGCTGTGGCTTGGCGAATGTCTTAGTTTTCATCCTGATTGCCAGTCCTGTCACCCCGTCCGGCGCGTCATCGTGTTTGTTTTTACCGATCTTGACGTATGAGGTTAAAGCCCGCATAAACTTGTCGTAGTCGCTGCCTGGCTCGTAGTCTGACCGAAAATAGAAATACTCTTTAACATAGCCTGCGTTCATCAGTATGCGGGTTTCCTTGTTGCTGGACTCGTGCTCATCTATGATTGAACATTTCCAATGTGGCTTGGTCAACTTGCGTACATTCCGGGCGTAACTACTGCCGCCATTGTTTGCCTCAATGGTCATTACATCACATTTGGTATCAATAATCATCTGCGCCACAAGCGGCTCTGTGATTTCAACGCCATCTTGGGTAAATACAACATCAGTTAGATAGGTGTAATCTCCGTATTTCCTGCCAATCGGGGAACAAAGGTAATCGCTTCCTGTGTCTGCTGTGTCTGTAAAGCCTACTATACCATCAGGTTTCTTTTCGCCTAGTTCTGCCATGGTGAAGCGTTTTAATTGCTCCGCTGGAAACAAGAGTCCCTTAGCTTCTATTGGGTTCTGCATATACTCAGCTTCCCAGATGAAATCATCGGTTATTTTTTTAGTTGCCAAGTATTCTTCTGTAGTCCTAACCGCAGGGCAGAAGGTTTTGCCGTATTCATCCAGGGCCGGTATCTTTATGACCGTAAAGCCATCGTTGAAATACTCGCTGAATGGGTCTGTTAACCTTCCTATTGGGTCATTTCTGCTCCATCTTGTGGCTATGTGTATCTCAGGACAACCAGACTCAAAGCGGCTTAAGTGTGTCGATGTGTACCATTTCCAAACCTTCTCGATAATCGTTTCAGACATAGCTTCTTCAATATTCTTAAGCGGATCGTCAAGTATTCCTGCTATGTCACAACCTTTACCAGTGATAGGCCCGCCAACACCAGCGCAGAAGTATGCGCTTCTCTTACTGGTTTCGAGTGCCCAATCATCAATGGCCTTGCGGTCTGACTTTAGTTTAACCAGGGGAAAGACAGTCAGATACTTGTCAAACTGAATTAGCTGCCGTATGTCATAACTGAATGTATGAGCAAGGTCGGCAGCGTATGAGTTGCGCATAAGTGAACCTGTTGGCTTTTTTCCTAATATCCAGCCGCACCACATAGAAGTCTCATAAGATTTACCTGCCCGGGGCGGCTCTGATATTGCTAGCTTTTTTATCTGCCCATCCGCTACAGCTTGAAATGCCTCTGCTATTTCTTGTAGATGTGGTTTGTCGTTAGAGAAGAAAACAGGATCCATGAATAGGCAAAATTCCCAAAAGGCCCTACGGCATATCTCGGCCTCAATATCAGCTAGACTCGGCAGCTTTTCGAGTAAGTTCTGCAAGCTGCTTCAACTCCTCTATGGTCAACTTGGACAAATCTGGCTTGTTTACGGTTTCTATAGGCCCGCCATTCGGCCCGGTGATCTCCTTTTTGTCAATGAACATACCCAGGTGCTTACCAGCCTTTTCCAAAGCATCAAGTTTATTATGCAGTTTAAATTTAAAAGTGCCATCTTTGCTAATTGACACCTCGCTAATTAAGGAACCGTCAACATCGTCGCTGTCTTTTACGTTTATTATTTGAGCATAGTCAATTATAGGTTCGCCGGTTATCCTGTCGTGATCAACTACCGTCTTTGCTGTACGAAATTCAAGGAAGTTTTTCATGTCAGCCTTGGCTATCTTGGCATACTCGGTTAGTATTTCTTCGACGGTAATTATATTCTTGGCCTTGATTGCCTCTACAACTTCATTCTGTAAAGCTTCAAGCCTTGTCATTACCTTGTCATTTTTTGCCTGTAAACAAGCTTTCTCATCAACGGTCTTATCTTTCCAATTAACAGACGAAGGATAAGCTTCTCTGTAAGCCTCTCTCTGGCTCAATCCGGCAAACAGTCCTTGCACGAATCTCTCTTGTTTCGGTGTCAATTTATTTTGGTTCATTTAACTCACCTCTATCTTCCATGCCTCGCCTAACTTAATAGCATTTATTGTCCTGCGTGACACTTTATAGATATTGGCTATTTTAATAAGTGCAATATTTTCATTAATCATTTTACGAATTATAGCGACCTGCTCCCATGTAAGTTTTGCCTTATTCCTTTGGCCTTTAGTTGATAAACTTATCTTTTTTTTGGTTTCATCAGACCATTTTCTTTTTTTAGCTGCTTCACTTAATTTCGCCTTATGTTCATCTGTGAGCCCTTTGTCTCTTTGGGCCTTTCTCATGTTTTCCTTAGCTTTATCGGAACGTTTTTTGCCCTTATGTAGCATCCTTAGTTTTGCTTTGGTTTCTTCAGAAGTGATTCTCCCCAAAGGTGATCCGGCAATTTTGCATATGTTATAAGCGGGTCTAAACTCGTCAAGATACCTTTGTTCCAAGGCAATTAATTCTTCTAAGTTCGTCACTTCTTGTAAAATCGCAAATTCAAAAAATATCTCCCCATACTTATTCCAAGCATTTTGCAAGTGAGAATTATGGTGTACATTTTGGCGCAATTCAGTTCTATGTAAATTCCATCTTTTTCTTATATTTACCGAACTACCAATATAAATTGAACCATCATTAATGTTTTTAATTTGGTATATCCCACTGGTCAACTTGTCCGCCATGATCTCACCTCAAATCGTTAAATTTTCCAAGCGACTATGTTACTTACTAAATCTTAAATATATATAGTCTATTGTTAGTTAAGAGTCTATTGTTAGTTAAGCCGGTCGAAATACGACCTTTGCCCCAGGTTGTATACTGAATTCTGCCCAAAGGTTGATATACAACTTCTGCCCCCTGTAATTATTCCTTAATTCGGTAGGCGGTAACATGCTTTTCAGACTTCTTTCCTGTTGTAGGATCTCGCCAATGCATCTGCCATGATTGCACCACGTTTTTATCCTGGAGTTCCTTTTTTGCTTGCTTGAGAGTTGACAGCTTCATCCCTGCGTCCCTGGCTAATTCCTCATTTGATCGCCAAAAGTAATCTTCCTTTGTGCCGGCAAACTTATGTTCCAATTCATTTAATACCACATAAAGCCATTTGGCCTGGTATGATAAACTGTTGAAATTCTCGTCATCATCCCGGAACAATAGCCGGGATAACTGCAAATAGTTGCCCTTTTTCCGTTTCATGCATATACTTCCTTCCGCTTAAGGGTTGCCAAACTCGGTAAGGGGAGAAGCGGCTCCCCCACCTTATGACGGCCTGGCCAGACCGCGTTGACATATGCCTACGAATAGACATAAAAATAGAGCCTGTTGCCAAGCTCCATTGTTGCGCCTATTTTGATTTAACTGCGAACTCACGGCGTAGTTGTTCATCGTTCGCGCAATGCCCCTAATCTACGCTCGGGCATGGTTCACCACTTCCCAAACAACCTTACTATCCTCCGATCAATCCAATGCGGCTCCCTCTCCTTCTTCCCCTGTACGGTTCGCACAACCATGATAGTTTTA